AAAAGAACAAGAAGAGTACGAGCGCAAGAAACTAAAGCAAAAAGTAAAAGTAGATCTAGAAAAAATGCTTGGAGGTTTAAATATGCAAATGATGAATGATTCCGCAATATTACAGGAACAAGCATTATTTGCACTAAACTACATACCCAAATCCTATCTTGAATCAATAGATGGAGGAGAGTATAACGATGTTCTTAAATTCGAACAAAAAGAAATCTCTGATAATAGAAAAGCTCGAAGAGCTATATTTGCTCAACAACTAAAACATGAAAAGATGTTGGAACTTCAGTACGATAACTAAGGTTATCCAAGCGTGCTTAATTGCACTTGAGAACTTTTATGAATAAACTTAAAATTATGGCTGCTATAACCTCAACAATTTTGATTTCGCAGACAGCAGCCGCTACAGTACCTATTAATGGGACTGTAGAATCCAAGTGTGTGATTACAACAGATACTGATGGTGTTTACGGTAACCCAAATGCATACACTCTTAGCACAAACCCTACTGATGGAGGAGTTAAGCCGCGAATTCGTTATGATATTGTAACAGCAAATGCGTATCATGCTACTGTTTCTTATCCTAATCAATTCTCTCAAAGTCCTAGCCTCGATGATAGTGTAACTTGGACTGGAGCAGTTGTAGTCGGCGAAAGCTCTGATGCAAGTATGTCTGCTTTTGAATCAGGTAAGATCTCTTACAATAATACTGTAGAGTTCGATTTATCTATTGCAGGCAGTGTATGGTTTGATGTAACTTCAACCGCTGCATATGGGTATAACAAAGCGTTCCCTGCAGGTAACTACTCAGCAACAGTAAGCGCGGAGTGTATAGCACAGTAATGAGATATATATTTTTAATTATATTATTACTCGCAGCTAATAATGTTTATTCTCATGAATTTACCCCAGCTTATCCAAAGTTAGTTCCATCGTACTTACCAGGTATTTATGTAGCTAAAATGAAGTTATTAAATAAACGAAAAGAAATAGAGTATTACCAGATCACGGTACTATCAGATGATATGAAACCAATTAGGTTTGGTAGCAGTGATGAAATATTAAAATTAAAGTATTTAAGCTCAAAAAAGGTAGAAGTGTACATTAGTAAAGAGAATATTAAAAAAGCAAGGTTTATATGTTCTACTTCTAAAATACTAAAGATGCCGGGGCAGGAAGCCTCGGTTATATCTTCTAAAATTTGTTCAAGAATAAAGTGAAATAAATGAAATTTTTTATAATCGCAGTACTGTGTTTTTTAGTACTTGCAGGGAAGGTCAGAGCGGATACCAGCTCTTTAAACCTAAACTTACCGAGCAGCCCTCAAAGCTATGCTTCGGATAGAATACGAGCAGATGGCTTAGAGTGTCAAAATGCTATTGGATCTGCAACTAGTTTAGAGTTTGGAGTAGTTGGTATAATTAATGAAGGCTATGACACTCCTTTCAATAACTCTTTTACTAATCCAACAGGCTCAGTAGCAAGTTTGGGGCAAGAAAAAGATGTTAGTGTATATGCCAGGATAACTGTTCCTATAGGCGGACCTAAAGAAAGAATTAACTGTAATACACTGTATAAGCTGGAACTAGAAAAGAAACGGATGGAAGTACAAAAATTAAAAGCGGAGTTAAACAATCTTAGGAATTTAAGATTTGTAGGAGATAATGAACCCGTTATACCAGAACCTAAAGCGGTCATAGCAACAGGAAATAAGTAATGGCAGAATTTGAAGTAGCAGGAATGACATTTAAGGGAGGAAAGATGGCTATAGTACTTACAGCTCTTTCTACTCTTGGTGGTGCATCTTGGGCAGCTTTTGAATTTTATAAAGATTACATGGACATGAAAGAGATTGTTCAAAATATTGATGTAGATGCAATCGCGGCACGTAATGCTGTTATGGAAACAAAACTCGATAATGCAATAGAGTACACTCGAGATATTAAGTCAGGTTTAAGAGACGATATACTTCGCATAGAAAAACAAGCGGATAGAGCAGAAGACAAGGTCCGTACTTCAGAAGAAAAAGTACGTCAAATGATAGATAGTGCAAGTGCACGCTTTGAAAACAAAAGAGACGCACTTAGTTCTGATACCAGTAGAGACATGAAAGAGCTGGAAGAAAGATTAACAAATAAACTACAAAGAGCGTTAGATAATCCTCTCGCAGACTAATGCAGGAAGAAGTCTACATAAAAAGAACCTTTATTCGAGACTTTATTTTTGTATGCTCTTTAGGTTTAAACGTGGGGTTAATCTTAGGAATACTAATTTATATCTAACCTCCCCAAAAAAATTTCTTGACATTATAAATCATGTGGTCTATAATAGACTTAAATTTAATACAGTTATATATGGGAGAAATTAATGAAGAAATGTGGAAAATGTGGTCACGACTGTCATTGTGGCAAAGATTGTAAAGATTGTATCAACGAAGTTTGTTACGACTGTACTTGCGATTATACGCATCAAGGAGACTAATAATGTTTGAGAATAATGGAAAATGGTTTGGTTACGATCCTAAACGAGGCAAAAAAGCTTTTGTGACTAAAGAAGAAGCAGAAGCGTACGAAAATGGAACCGAGAAGCTTCAAAAGCTCCAAGAGTCTAGCAGAGCTGACTGGTACGGAGAAGCAAATGGCAGTGAAGAAAAAGAGGAAGACAGCGAAGAAGAAGCCAGTTCCGACAAATAAAAAACTTTACGCAAATGTAAAAGCTCAAGCAAAGCGGAAGTTTGCAGTTTATCCTTCAGCTTATGCAAATGGATGGCTTGTAAAAACTTACAAAGCCAAGGGCGGTAAATACCGCATGGGAAGCAAGTAATGCCAAGAGGAAAAGGAACTTACGGAAGTAAAAGAGGACGTCCAGCTAAGAAAGGTAAGGGTAAAAAGAAGTCTATGGGGGGTTTAACTGCTGCTCAAAAGAAACTTCCACCCGCACTTCAAAAAGCACTCGCAAAGAAAAAGAAAGGTAAAAAGAAGAAGTGACCTTCTAAGCGTTAGTCCGGGAGACTAAAATGGCAGGAATTAAACCACCAGGTGGATTAACTAAGTGGTTTGGAGAAAAGTGGGTTGATATCTCCCGTCCTAAAAAGGGCGGGGGATTCGAAAAATGTGGAAGAAGTAAGTCGGGTAAGAAAAAATATCCAAAATGCGTACCCGCTTCCAAAGCAGCATCCATGACTCCATCTCAAAGAAAATCTGCAATTCGTCGTAAGAGAGCCGCCGGTAACCCTGGAGGCAAGCCAACGAACGTAAGTACGTTTGCAAAGAGGAAGAAACGTGGCAGCAAAAAGAAAAAGAGTTAAAAAGAAGGACTCTAGAGTTAAGAGAGCTGGTGTATCAGGCTTTAACAAGCCAAAGCGCACTCCAGGTCATCCCAAAAAATCACACATAGTTGTAGCAAAAGTAGGTACAAAAATTAAGACAATTCGTTTCGGTCAGCAAGGCGCTAAAACGGCGGGAAAACCTAAAGCTGGAGAATCCGAAGCGATGAGAAAGAAACGAGCAAGCTTCAAAGCTCGTCACGCAAAAAACATAGCCAAAGGCAAGATGTCCGCAGCATATTGGGCAGATAAGGTAAAATGGTAATGAGTGAGCATCATCCAGCAGATGTAAACGGTGACGGTGTAGTTACAGACGAAGAGCTAGCAATGCATTTAGAGTTCAAACGAAAGAAGCTAGAAGACGAAGATGCTCAGCGCGATGCGATGCGAAAAATGACATGGTTTGCTTTGTTCGGAATGCTACTATATCCTTTTGGTATTTTTTGTACTAGTCTTTTTGGGTTAGAAAGTGCAGCAAAGATTATTGGAGATATTGCACCCACATACTTTGTAGCTATTGCTGCTTTGGTAAGTGCTTTCTTTGGAGCTAATGCTTATAGTGGAAAACAATGAAACTACTAAGATTTCAAGCAGTAGAACGTGTAAATAGTCTTTTTGTTTACGAGTTCGATAAAGTACAATACAATGCGGTAGATTACTGGCGTGTATTAGATGTGGACTCAGAAAAAGATGAAGGTGACTGTGAAGACTATGCTCTTACAGTTGCCTGGCTGCTAGCAGGTTGTAGTCGTATTAAGTTTTTGACAATGTTATTTACTGGTAAGTTTAAAATTTGTTATGTTACTGTAAACGGCGGCGGACATGCTATTTTAGAACATGAAGGCTTTTATGTAGATAATTGGAAAAGAGCCTGGTGTCTAAAATCAGATTATGAAAGAGATTACGCAAAGTACGACTGGAAGTATCAATATGCTTACAGTCCCTTTAGAGTTATTATTAATTTAATAAAAGGTAAATTCTGGAAGAAATAAGATGGAAAAGCTTAATATCAGTACGGAAACACAGGATATTCTTATATTTGTAGAGGAGTACAAAAAAAGTATTCGTCACGAAGAGCCCGATGAAGACGAAAATCTAAAAGAAATAGATTACTGCAGACGGTATAGTAAAACGAGATCAATGGGACAAGATTAAAATGGCGATTCAAATAAGCCGACAGGACATAATATCAGACTATCTATTAGATTATGTTCAAGAGGATAGATATCTCAAATTACAAGTAGAGCCTTACATGGAATTATTGGGAGTTAATCCTTTACCTTCACAGGTAGCTATTATAAATGCAATTAATAATCCAAAGTATCGCTTTGTGTGTGCAGCTCTGTCCAGAAGACAGGGAAAGACTTACATTGCTAATATCATAGGACAATTAGTTTCATTAGTTCCTGGCTCTAATATTTTAATTATGTCTCCAAACTACTCTCTTTCACAAATTTCTTTCGATCTTCAAAGAAACTTAATTAAGCATTTCGACTTAGAAGTAACCAAAGATAATGCCAAAGACAAAGTAATTGAATTATCAAACGGTTCTACAGTACGTATGGGATCTGTCAATCAAGTAGACTCTTGTGTAGGTAGATCTTATGATTTAATTATTTTTGACGAAGCAGCACTTGCAGACGGTAAAGATGCTTTTAATGTAGCATTAAGACCTACACTAGATAAGGGTAATTCAAAAGCAATTTTTATTTCTACTCCACGAGGACGAAACAACTGGTTTTCAGAATTTTTTGATAGAGGATTTACTGATGATTTTCCAGAATGGATTTCGATTAAAGCAACTTATAAAGACAATCCACGAATATCTGACTCCGACATTGAAGAAGCTAGAAAGTCTATGTCAGAAGCTGAGTTTAAACAAGAATATGAAGCTGACTTTAATATCTATGAAGGCCAGGTTTGGAACTTTGATCATGAAAAATGCGTTATTAACTGTGACGGAATGGAAACTCACCAAATGGATATTTTTGCTGGTCTGGACGTGGGCTACAGAGATCCTACTGCATTTTGTGTCATCGCCTATGACTGGGACGAGCAAAAATACTACCTACTAGATGAGTACTTAGATGCAGAAAAAACAACCGAACATCACGCGCATGAAATACAAAGGCTTGTGGATAAGTGGGATATTGATTATATTTATATTGACTCTGCTGCTCAGCAAACTCGATTTGACTTTGCACAAAATTATGATCTTAGCACCATCAACGCTAAAAAATCCGTACTTGATGGAATTGCACATGTAGCAGGTATAGTTGATAATGATAGTCTTCTTGTAAATCAAACATGTTTAGAAAGCATGATGGCATTAGACCAGTATCAATGGGATCCTAATCCAAACTTAGCTCGAGAAAAGCCTAGGCACAATAGAGCCTCTCATATGGCGGATGCTCTACGGTACGCATTATATTCGTTTGAAACAAGCAACAGCGGGTTTTAACGATACCTTGTCAAAAATAGTATTTGACATAACACCTCAAATTGGATATACTTTCGGTAATACAAAATGGATTTGAAAAGAGACATAGTAAAATACATAAGAGATAAAGCAAAGAATAAGTATGAAAAAGGCACTGAGTGTTATATTTGTGGAGAAAAATCCCAATTAGACTTTCACCATTTTTACACCTTAAGCCCTTTAGTTCACACTTATGTTAAGAAAAATAGGTTGTTACCTGAAAATGTCTTATCCTTTAGAGATGAATTCATAGAGAAACACTGGGCAGAGTTATATGAGCATACAGTTACCTTGTGTCATGCGCATCATTTGCAACTACATAAAGTCTATGGCAGAAATCCTGGGCTAGGTACCGCAAAGAAGCAAGAAAATTGGGTAGAGATTCAAAGAGAAAAACATGGCATGGTATGATAAAATATTAGGACGAAACGCCGTAGATTTAGAAGAAAAGCTAAATCCTGCGCAGTCATACTTTGATCATAAAACAGAATCGTCAAGAGAGTTTACTTTTCGTTATGAAAAGGCATATGAAGACCTTGAAATTGTAAACAGAGGGGTAAACCTTATTGTAGACGATACTGCTGAGATCCCTATCTCAGTAGGACCTCAAATTCAGAATTTAGCGAGTGTAGTAAAAGGAATAAAGAGATCGCGAGTCTCTTTACTTCTGAATAAAGAACCAAATCCTTTTCAAGATATTAGTACTTTTAGACGTAATCTTGTTACGGATTTCTTGCTAGATGGTAATATATTTATCTACTTCGATGGAGTACATTTATATCACTTGCCCTCTAGTAAGATGGTTATTCATGCAAGCGATACTACTTACATAGAAAAATTTACTTTTAACGAAAGAATTGACTATAAACCTAGTGAAATCATACACATTAAAGACAACTCTTTTTACTCCATTTATAGAGGTATTTCACGATTGAAACCCGCTCTTCGTACTATGATTCTCATGAAGCGCATGAGAGACTTTCAAGATAACTTTTTTAAAAATGGAGCTGTCCCCGGGCTAGTACTTAAAAGCCCTAATACGTTATCAGAAAAAATTAAAGAAAGAATGTTACAGTCTTGGAGCATTCGATATAAGCCAGACGCAGGCGGAAGACGCCCACTTATTCTTGATGGTGGAATAGAGATTGATTCGTTTGCAAACGTAAATTTTAAAGAATTAGATTTCCAGAGTGCAATTTCAGAAAATGAAAAGATTATACTTAAAGCACTAGGTATACCCCCAATTATGTTGGACTCTGGAAACAACGCAAATATTCGTCCAAACATGCGAATGTACTACTTAGAGACCGTTCTGCCTATTGTTCGTAAAATGAACTTTGCACTTGAAAGGTTTTTTGGTTTTGACTTAAAAGAAGATGTTACAGATATTCCCGCTCTTCAGCCGGAGCTAAGAGATCAATCACAGTACTATACTTCATTAGTAAATGCTGGGGTTATTACTCCGAACGAGGCGAGAAACCATTTAGGGTTTGATCCAGTAAAAGGTTATGATGATCTTCGAGTTCCTGCAAACATTGCAGGAAGCGCAGCAAACCCAGATGAAGGCGGCAGACCAGTAGAAGGAGATGATACCGATGGCTAGATTACGAGTAAGAAACCAGATTTTACAAGAGATTGCTATGTTTATGCTTGAAAAAGGAAAAGTTCTTGAAAAGCATGACTATGATCAGTGTGGAAATAAAGTTCCTATTCGTTCGGGTATGGCTCTTAACCATTTTGGTAGTTGGTCAAGACTACTTCAGACACTTGAAGGAAGTCTTCCCGATATATGGGCAGAGATTAAGAAGGCAGAGAATCCTCCCCCTTCTCCCCCTAAGCCCAAACCTAAAGCTGCTCCAAAGCCAAAGCCTGCTCCAGCAGTACTGAGCAAAGACGAGAAATAATATGGAAAAAATATTTAATCTAACGTCTACTTTCAAATCTTTACCTTCCGAGGATGGAAGTGTAATGATTCGTGGTATGGCAAGTACGTCTGATTTTGATCGTGCAGGAGATTCTATCTCCCATGAAGCATGGGCAAAAGGTGGACTAAAGAATTTTGAGAAGAATCCTATCATTCTTTTCAATCACGACTATGATCGACCAATCGGTCGAGCTACAGGCCTTAAAAT